ACCGATGGCGAGCGATGTTTTTGGTGCTCGATGTGGGTCCCACTGTCTGGAGTGGGAAGAAGAAAGGTTAATGGGTCGAATTTGATGGGCTTTTGAATGGGCTTTTATTTTTGAATAGTGATATGTTATTGTATGTTTAATTAAATTTATTTGATTTGCAAAATATGATTTTATTTAATAAAATTGATATTCATGGTTACACGGTTGAGGATGAAGAAATAGTAAATTTTTCATCTAGGCTTATATCTATTACACGTGCCTCAGTCATCATGAGGATATCTATTGCTTCTACCATGTCTTCGTGTTTGAATTCTTGTGGTGGTGATTCCTGGTACATGAGGTCGAGTAGGTCTCTTATCCCCTCTTCCAGGTTGTTGAAGTCGAATGGAGGGATGATTCCTTGGTGGCCGTATGGGATCCTGTACTTCTGTTTGTGTAGGAATGGTGTTTTTGTTGAGAATAGGTCTATCTCAACAGACACTTCTCTCTCTGATCTCAGGAGGACGTTGATGATGAAGGATAGGCCATAGTTGTTCTTGTATTTGATTGTCATGTTGGTGTGAGTTTTGTTTGGTGTTGTACTGAATTTATAGGGGTGAAGATAGGATTTGTGTGGTTATTAGTCGGATACGTGGGTGATTGGGAATCATATATGGCAGATGAGTGGAGATATTATGTTGTTGATGTTGACGTTGTAATTAAACTAATTATCATAATTAGTTTATACTAAGACTGATCATGTGAGTGATTAGTCTAAATAAAAGAGGAGAAAAAAGAAGAAAAAAAAATAAAAAAAGAAGAAGAACCTAAAATCAATTCACAAACAATAACACGGACAGAATTCTATTATGAAAAAAATGGTCGCGCAGCGAAAAAAACAAAAAACCAAAAAAGAAAAACAAGTAAAAGTTGAAAGGTCGTTCGTATGAAAATACGAATGGATAAAAAAAAAAGAAAAAAAAAGAAAATTTTGATAGGACACGTCATCACAGTAAATAATTATTTGACTGTGGTAATTCGGTAATTATGTGTTCGGGTTAAATTGGTAGGGTTAATTTTCCCCGATAGGTTAATTTTCCCCGATGTATTGGTACCCATTGGTACCCATTGGTACCCAATGTATGCAAATGACGGAAATACCCTTAAAAATCAGTCTGTAAGGCGCGTGGGAGTGCGTCAATAAAGTGTATCTTCTCTCTCCTAAAATCGCCGGAGAAGACGATTCAGGCCGATTCCGACCTCAATTTACGACACGCGCGGCGGTGTGTACCCCTGGGAGGGTAGGTACCACTACGCTACGCAGCAGCCTTAGCTACGCCGGAGCTTAGCTCGCCATCGTTCTAATATT